TGATGAGGAAGATTTTTCTCAAGAGTTAGAAATTGAACTTTGGAGAGCATATGAAGGTTATGATTTCAATTATGGAACGTGTTTCTCAACATATCTACATTACAAATTGAAAAAGGGAGTACGTAATGTAACGTATTCTAGATACACTTTAAAAAATAAAAATAAAGGGATTTTATCTATAGATACCCTAGTAAATAACAAAGACCTTAAAATGATTGACATATTGCCAACAATTGATTATTCACTGAGCAATCTTGAATCCAATGAACTTGTTAGAATTCTTCTAGAGAATACACCTCCACAAGATAGAGACGCACTTCAAGTAATACTTGACAGAGAGACTTTTTCTGTTTCAGAATATGCAGCAAAACATCAAATTTCTCGTCAAGCCGCTAACCAAAGAATTATTAAACTTCGAAAACACCTTCAAAATATAATTTCTGAAAAATATCTCCTTACAAACGATTGAGCTAACTATTTGCAATCCAAAGATCATTAATTATTTAATGATCTTTTATTTTTCTCTTTCTTTTCATCGTTTTCCTTAGTTTATTCCAAATTCTCTAAGCTATAAGATACATAATCAATACACGGAATTTTAATTTTACATTTACATTTTTAAATTGCGGGATAGAATAGTAGCACTCAAGAAACTCAATAAGGAGAGGAGCTTTTTTATGACTATTTGCATTAACAAAAAAGGGTCAAGCGTTCCGGTCTACTCAAATTACGGATTAACTACATGGGGATCTAAAATCGGAACAGTAAATTCTAATGAATTATTTGTTTTTTATGGGACGTTTACAGAAGCAAATGGTGCAGTTTCAATCGGTTTTTATTCACCTTCAGGTTGGCGACAAGGTTACGTCAAACCAAGTGCTGCCACTGGTTCATTTTTGACAAAAGCTTATATAGCGAAATACGGAACATCTGCCCATGGAGGAATTGCATTTAAAGTCCTTCATCGCCAATCTCGTATTTTTTCTGGCACAAACGTTATTACTACAGTAAAACCAGGCGGTAAGATTATCACTGATGGTTATTCATCTTCTGGATCATCTTATCCATACCGCTTAAGTATTAAAGGATATATTCATGCTGGAAGCACCAAATACCATAAAGTAACGAATGGCTGGTGTGACACTGATTTAGAAATCGGGAAATCAATGTACAATACAGTTACAATCGACGGTAAGTGGGTATGAAAAAGAAAAAGCTAATACACTAATCAATATAAAAAGAGGCATAAAAATTCTAACTTATGCCTCTTTTTTATGTCTTAATCTAATTTAGATCCTCTGCTAATCTCGTTATCCCCTCGTTTTATATTTATATTGGCCTCTAAACAGTTGGATGTTCATAATAATCACTACATATAACCTCCCAAAAATTCTTTCTGCTACTTCAATAATGCTTCAAGTTTCGCCTTTGTATCTGGTCCGTAAATGCCGTCTTGACGAAGCCCATACATTGACTGGAAACGTTTCACTGCATTTGCCGTCTTCGGTCCATACGCACCATCAATACCAAAATTTTTTGCGTTTTTATCTGGATAATAATGAAGAGTCGCTAACGCAGTCTGGATCTGTTTTACAGATTCCCCTCGGGTTAACGGGTTTGTGACTTTAAAAGTACCCGCAGGCAAGCTGAATTTTGACTTTTGAGTGGATTTAGGCTTTGACGATGTTGCTTTCTTCTTGCCGCCGCTTTTCAGCTCGTTATCGCTTTTGATATAGGAGACATTCACATATCCGTGGAATGTCTGGCCTTTTGAATTGGTGTATTCAACATATCCCCATCCGTTGACAGTTGATCCAAGCTGATATTTTACAACCGTGCCATTCGGCAGGTTAAGCACCATGGAAGAAGAGGCGCTCCGTTGTGTACGTAGAACAAGACCGTCACTTGAAACTACCGTGTTTTTAATGAATCTTCCTGTATCTGTATGGGTAACATCCGGATTTGATACCGCAGGCACCGTTACAACCACACCGGCCATTCGTTTTTTAACACGGGTCTTAAAATCGACAAACCCTTGAGAGTTGCTTACCCACGGCGCCGGGCAGATTTTATGTGTGATATCGTAATGTCGAACAATGTCATTGATTGGATCGAGTTTATACATTTTGCACAGCTCGGCACAAACTTGTTCTGCACGAGCGATGGTATCCGGATGGAAAGTGCCGTTCTTTTCAATGCAAAGCTCCACGCCGATAGATAAGAAATTTGCATTCGGTTTCAGCGCCGCGACACCCCGGTAAGGCTGCCCGTTAACGAATTGCTGGACGTCATTCGCGTGATAAGCCACTTCATTCAACGGAATGATGCAAATAGCCTCTGTGCGATCGACAAAAATATGTGCAGATGCAAACGTCTGTTTTTTCTCAGATAGATTTCTGTTCTGTGCGGGGAGCGTTTGACCAAAGTATCTATAATGATTGGCAGCAGGCGCGCCGGGGTTTGCCGTGTAATGCACCACCAGTTTCTTCACGCCGTTGTTTTTGATTCCCGGCCGCGTCCATTTGTTAATATCAATATATTGGTTTCTGTATGCTGACATAAAAATCTCTCCTATTCTGTTTTTGAATTCAAAAAAGCAGCCGGATTAACCAGCCGCCTGATCATCTTTTTCTTTTGTCTGATCGTTGTCGCTTTCAATTACGTGAAGCCGGTCAGTGATGACGGCCGGAATTTTAACGCCGATCTGCGCCAAATTCTCCGTGATGGACAGGCCCTCATTTGCGATATAAAAAAGAACGGTTCCAAAGGTCAGAACACCGTTCAAATTTGTTATCGTGTCAATAATGTTGGCGACGATGACCACCATAAAACTGAGCATCTTCCGCACATATCCAAACCACGCGCTGCGGCTCCGGAGCTGCTTCATTTTCCACGCTTTGATAATGCCGGTAATAACATCCAAGATGCTGAGGATCAGAAGCAAGTCAAGGTATTTCACCTCCCCGAAAAGATATGTTCTTGCGATCTGTAAGCTTTCAACATTCAACATCACTTGTATTCCCTCCATTGTTAATCACCTCCTTCGAGGCAAAATAAAAACACCTCTGGGGTGTTTATCAGCTCCCGGTCCCGCCCACATCCACACTGATTGGCTGTTCTGTAGCGGGATAGGTTAAACCAGTGATTTGTTTATATTGGTCTTCAGTAATTCTGTTCAATTCAACAAAACGGGCGACATTCGCGTTTGTATAATAATTCCGGCCCCAGCCATAAATGGTCTTGATATTTGTAAACCAATCCATTATGCTTTTCCTCCCTCTGCCAACATAAGAAGCAAGTCAGCCAATATTCTTGACTGTTCCTCGGCTGCGCTTTGAGCTTCTGCCAACTGCTCCATAATGACAGCATTCTGCTGTTTTAAAATATCAACAGCCGTTGGTCCTTGAACATTTTTTGCGTGCTCTAATATAGAATTCTTTTCTTCTCGTGTAGCCGATTCTATCCATATCTGTTTGCTAGGATCGAATTTCGCCTTAAAAAATGAAGGTGGTTGAATTAGCGTGCAATTTTCAGGAATAATATAATTTCCTTGCTCATCTACTTCGCTAATAATAGAAGGTCCGATAAAAATAAAATCTTCTCCATACTTGTATGCTTGAATCATGTTGCAGTTCCTCCAGTTTGCAGCGGCACAGATACATCTATATAAAAACCATCTAATCTATTTGAATCAAGTGGCGTTGGATATTTAATCTTTAAGTCACCATCATCGTATACAATCAAATTTGCCGTTCCCCCTGTTCCACTTAGAGCAACCGAAACGACAGCCCCTCCTATCGGCGTGTACTCAACTGGTATTGACCCAAAAATAATTTCAGCATCTACCCTTACGTGACCTCTTAATAACAACAAAGAACCCGATTTTGCATATATTGGCGTGCGTGTCCCCACGGTAGCACCGTTTTTCAGCGTAATATTTTGCCACACAGGATTTTCAAAATCATTATTTGTAATGAGCCGTTTCCATCCTTTAAAAACACCGTTAGTATGAACCGTAGCATGCCATAAAGTGTTATCATAGCTACGCCAAGCTATGATGGACTTTCTCCCAGAATCGCCTTCGATAACATCATAGTTAAACCATGAGCTATCATTTACAACAGGATTGTTTTTAACTGATGTGCCATTCGCATAATAATAACCTGAACTTAACGCTAGAACGTCTGTCTCATTTACTAATTGTGTTCGTTTTCCGTCATCCTTTGTCAACTTCGTCATCTGGCCGCCATTCCACTTGTCTTTTTCAGTTTTTGTTACGTGAATGTCCGTTTTATCGGCATGAACATCGACTTTTGATTGCGCCCCTTCCACTGACTCAAACTCACGCCATGACGTCCAAGAATCCAAGCCTGAGACTTTATTACGCATAAACTTTCGGCGGCCTGACGACGTTGAGTCGCTGCTGCTATAGGACGTATATTCCTGATATGCATACGTTCCGTAGTTGTGGACGAACAGATACCCGTTATTATTCACGGGCGCATTTAATGCTGTCGTGACACTGCTCATATAGTATAAGCCTGTATCTGTTACCGTATTGAAATCAGCACCGCTTAGATACTTCGCCAGCCCATTATCTTCCGTTAATTTAAAAAGCTGTCCTGCATTCCATTTATCCTTTTCAACTTTTGATGTATGTCTTTCTCCGTTGTTATCGTGTTGTCGAAAAGCATAGTAATCAGCCTGTTTGATATTATCGACTTTATCAAGTCCAACTTGTGCCGCAGTAACCTTGTGCGGATTTGAAGTGTCAGAGGTGTGTTTGTCAAAATCCTCTTTCTTTGCTTGTACGTCATTTGTTACAGCAGATAGCCCTATCTGCGCTTTTGTTACTCCATGTGGGTTACTTTTATCCTTTGAATGCTTATCAAGATTCGCCTGAACAGCGTCAGCCTTTTCTTGCGAGCCCTTTTTCGTTTCAACGGCTTCGAGATCGGCAAATTTCTCCCGTAATTCCTCAACGGTTTGACTGATTTCTTCAACGGTTTGGTTGACCCCGTCTCTCAGCGTTTCAAAGTCGTCAATGTAGTAGTCAGCTGTCGGAACGATGTTCTGATCTTCTAACGTTTTAGCGATAGAAAAGGTGAAAAATGAAGTTACCAGGGATTGTCCGTTTGTATAATATAGTTTGATTTCAGCCTTAACAGTTCCGTAATGCTTCAGTTCCTCATCAGACAAAATGTATTCAGCTGTACCATTGACTTTATCTATAAGCGTAAGACTCTTTTTATAAAATGATCCGTCAGCATATAGCAGAACGATTTTTGCATCCAATGCTGACAAAGGCAACGGTACGCCATCCTTCACAAAAGAAAAGGACAGCTTGGCGCTGCCCGTATCTTGCGTCATAAATTGTATGTTAGTGGTTCGGCCGTTTGACCGTCCGGCATTAATATCGAATGACACGCTCCCCGTTTTATACATCTTTGATTCCTCCCTTAATGCTGCGGCGTAACTAGCATCTGCGCTACCCCGTAACCTTTTTTCACATCGAACGGAATTTTGATTTTCATAACAGTTCCGTATCCGGCGCTTTCCGCCTTTGTTGCAACACCATTGATGGCAGAAACACTATCGCCGACTGTTACTGTTTCGTCGATCCTAACGAAGACTTGACCGATCAAACCGATTACATGCCACTCGTCCCTTTCCTCTCTTGGTTTGTATTCCGCTTCAGGCTTATAATTCGGATTTTCAATAGGGATCTGAAGAATTTCATTTCCATCATTCACCTCACGATAAACCAGTCCGCCAAATTCATCGCGAAGATAACGATCATTCCAATAAAACGATGCTCCACCGAGCACAACGCCGGCTGTTTTTGAAACAACGCCAAGAATCTTGTCCCCTACATGAGCTTTACGAATCTTATCGCCTTCTAACGCAACAAGATAAGATGCCTCAATCTTTGAGCCGTCGGCAGATTCAAAATACTCCGCTAAGTCCTTTAAATTAGACACACTTTCAATAGCGCCTGTAGCTCGAACATTCCCATTTTTAGCATTAAGTTCAATCTTTTTATTCGCTTCTGATGCGCTGCCATCACCATGCCCCATCGCAAGGGAATAAGATTTACTATTCTTTGTAGCCTTTGAAAACATAACACCGGAAGAAGCTCCGTCTCCGGTCGTATGCGAATCGTACGAAAACATTACACCATTTCGTGATCCTTCTGTAGATGCTCCACCTGCGTTACCAGCAATCAGATTTCGTTCACCCTTTGCAATTGTTGATCCGGTATTTGCAATGATAGCACTGTAATTCGTAAGTGGATGCCCGGAAGATGTTGCTGCGCGGAAACCGCCTTTAACGTTATTAGGAACGACAGAGTGCTTTTGGTCACCTAATACTGCCGCGTTTCTATAGCCATAAGCCCTTACTGCAAGGATGTTCGTTTGAGTATTCGGCGACGTAATGCCCGCTATACCATTCGAGCCGTGCAGTAAACCATTAACTAAATTTACATTGTATACGCCGCCTCCTATTCCGATCCCGTTAGGTGCTGATTCATGGCTTGCAAAATCGGAAATGAAGACATCATCTGTTCGTTGATCGCCGCCAACAATCCGAATGTCATATTCAGCAGTTTTAAATCCAGTTACTTGAAGATTGGTAACGTTTATCTTTCGACTTTTATATTGAAACGCAATAACTGAATCTCCTTTATAGTCGTATGTCGGATCCCCAATCGCTGTAAAACCAATGATTTTCACTCTCTGATATGCCGAAACAACTAGCGCCTTTGGAGCTAGTCCTTCATAAAGCGAATTGAACCTTGGTTCTCTTGACGTGCAGTCTACTAACGTCACATCACGTGCAGTCTCACTCCACGGATCCGTCGCTAAATGATGCCCAATGTGTCGCAAATCAAATGATCGGACGTCCCGAAAGGATTCATGACCTCGAATATGGACGTTACAAGGTGCCGGCCATTCTGCATGGGCCTTAACTTCTACCCCGCGGACGTTACCTTCAGTATAGTTATCAATCACCCAGACATGCTTAGAACCATCATCTACTTCAATACCGTTTGAATTGGCACCACCTTTACGATGTGCCTTCCCGGTAGGGTTTGTCATAACATTATGTGTAATGAAAACGTATTCGCTGTAGTGTGTTGTAATGCCATCGTCACCATAACCAGAGCCAACACAGCGGTCAATCCAAATATACTTACTGCCAGTTGCGGTATAATTTTTAGCAGTTATATCATATGTCGGTGCAGTTATATCGAAGCAATGCAACCCCGGATTAATACCCTCAACTTCACGGATGATACCGAACTTGACTTGCGCAAATGTCAAGCAGCTTGAATGTATCCCGCCAGTCGCTCCTACACCGCCTTGACGTTCCGGATTCCAATCAAGAGACATACCTTCAACAACGATATTCCGGTTCCCTAACGTATGATCAGCATTTGTAACAACCCACTCGCTGGCCGGTGTATCTTCATGGAGCTTAAGTGTAGTGACACCCATACCTTGACCAATCATATAAGTCCAAGATGGAAGTTTGACTCCTTTAACAACATATGTGCCGGCTGATAGCATGAGGCGAACCTTACCAGTGCCAATTGCTCTTTTAAACGCTTCTGAACTATCGGTTTCTCCGGTTGGATCAGCACCGAAGTCATCTACATTGACGGTTCGTTTAATCTTTTGGAGAAGCTTGTTATACTCTTTATCCAGCCGCTCCTTGAGCAATGGAGTTATATTTCCTTCAGCATCAACCCGCGCATCCACAACTTCTTTTACATTTGTTCCATCAGCATTTAAAATCAGGTTGCGTATCCGGTTATATAGACCATCGATATATGAGCGTAAAGAAAAGCCGCCATGGTCAATTTGCTCCGACGAGTGGGCTTTATTGCTCTTTTTATGGCTGTTTATCTCGTTTTCAAGACTATTCAATCCATTTTCAACGGTCTCAGCATCTGCTCTTTGTTCAGCAATATACCTTGCGTTTCTAGTGGTGTCATAATCCTTGATTAACTTGAATCCCAATGTGTCACTCTCCTTTCAAGACAAAATAAAAAACACTCTTAAAAAGAGCGCTTCTAAATCATCATTCTCAGTTTTTGTACATAACGCTTTTGATCTTTTAATCGCTTTTCTTGCTCCATCCGGATATCCTGAATATCTTTACGGAAATTAGCAAAGTTCAATGTTGGTTTTGCATATGGATTTAAGGGCTTATATTGAATGGAAAGCAGCCGGACATCGTCTTCATAGGTTACGCCATAAACTGTATCAGCCAACACATGAAGTGTGTCTCCTTTCCAAAAATCATCTTGTATGTTAAGAAGCTTTGGCTCATAGATGTATTCATAATCCACCTCGATCTCCATTTTCGGGTAAGGATTCACGTATTTTTTAAGCGCCTCCATCATGCTGGACTCTTTTTTATAACGCTCGTCGCGCAGTGGCTCAGCCCACCGCGGCATACCATCAAGCAGAAACTTATTTTCGTCAGGGTGCTTATAAAGGACCGGCTCAAAGACGTACTCCGTTTTTTTGCTGTCGGTGCTGCTGTTTTCCTTTATTGCTCCGTACCCCCGTGCTCGGGTAGAGCAGCCGTCTGTCGATGTTTTAATTTTAATGCCGGGCATATTATAACGAGAGTCGAGAGTGTGATTGATACGCTTTCCCATCTTTTTATAAACGTATATCTTGTAATTATCCACATCAAGCTCTAAGCTGTAGTCTTCCACAATTTCGCTTATCAGCTCATTCGCGAACTTATCACCAAAATTCTCCTGCTCCACACTTTTAAATTCACTTTCCTTGTCTTTGAAAATGTAAGAGAATTTCGTCCCCTTCAATGTGAAATCAAGCATTTTTCGTACAGTCAGTGTGCCGCTGATCGTCTCTTCTACATAATGATTGTTCAAAACGGCAACGAAAACATGGCTTGCAGAAACTTTCTTGCTGAGTGTTTTTTCCTGATCAACCTCAACCATCGTAATAAAGTATTTTTGATGGTTGAATTTTTTTTCGTCCAAATAAAGGATATTGTCATTTATGAGCAAATCATATTCAATGCCATTATCAGCAGTCCGAGTGATCGTAAACTCAATATCTTTTTTTCCGGTGGTGTCATCTAATAGATCCGGATCGGCTCCAATGACTTCGACCACTTGATTTCCGTCTTGGCTGGAAACATGCAACTGAGGGAAGTAAACGTCTTTTGGCAAGTTTTGATTCAGCGTAATGTCTTTACCATCATATTCTTTACTTGGTATATCCGGCTCAGGATCTGGTGTGCCTGGATTACTCGGTTCGTCTGGTACTCCTTCTGATGTATCATATTTCGTTAATTTATAGGTGAAAATGAGGCTGTTCAATTTTGTTGCGTAATTTGGGTCGGTAGCATACCCGGCTTTGACGAGAGCCGCAGTTGCTTTCTGATAATCTGTTTCCCCGACGACAGCTTTATAATGGTTTTTGTCCCAGCTAAGGCCATTCAAGTACAGGTTCGCCAGGTCTTGTATAGATTCTTTCCATGAAGGGTACTTCCTGAATTTAGCCGGAACTTGTACATTTTCTCCGTTGATAACTTCCCATGTCTGCATAATGACATATTGGCCGTTGTATTCGCCCTTCATACCGAAAAGATTATGCCCTTTTGTCGCCAATTCACTTGTGCCCCACGCGCTTTCTAAGCATCCTTGAGCAATGATCAGTGATGCGAGAATACGGTGCTTTTTATATATTTGCTGGGCGTCGCCGGCAATCTCTTTAATAAAATCTGTATTCGCCATATAAACCGCCTGCCTTACAAGTAGTAGAACCGTGTGTCAAATTCTATGACAAAATCATCGGCATTCTGAACTTCAAACTCATTCCATCCAATTTCGAGATTCGGCAGACGTCCAGATGTTTTTATTGGTTTATTATTGAGCAGCGCGTATTGCTTTAAAAATGATACCTGCTGTGACTTCTTCAACTCTTTTTCAATCGTTAATTTCTCGCCATTAGTATGATTGATTAGCGTTACATTCTTCCCCTTGGCGTTCAACAGGACGTTATACGCGTGATCTAGTGGATTGATTTGGACATCTCCGGAATTAAAGACAGAGAAACATTTCTGATTCTTAAAATAATAGACCAGGTTGTCATCTGATTGCAGGTTCATACCAATGTTCCAGTTCTCTCCTGACTGATTCTGCGCTGTTTTGGTTGAATGCTTAGACTCTGCCATTCCGGTAATATTGGTAAACTCGACAGAAAAAACAGCATGTGTTTTCTCCTTTTCTTTGGAAATGCTGAAATTCCCATCACACATAACGAGGAAACGGCGATTCGGCCATAAGTCAGTAGAAATATAATAGGCAAATGGCTTCACCAGTAAAGCATAGAGCTGATGTCTAAGTATATAGAAATTGTTGTGAATTTTTGAATTCAAATATACTTCTACAGTGACTTTTCTTGATGAGTAGGTCACATCACGTGGATGCTGTGCTGAGATAACACCATGACGCCGCGGGATCGTAATTGTTTCCCGATTGATAGCCGGAGCTTCCGCCAAAAAACTCAATACTTCAAATTGAGGGAGCAAGCTGTCAAGGCTCTGCTCCCCCAATCCGTTATCAAAATCCAAAAATAGTTTTACCAAGCAGGCTTACCCCCATTTCTATATTGTTTTCTTCTATATCGGTCAGCGCTCGTTTGGTCTACTCGGGCCCCGTCAATATAAGTGTTGTTATCTTTTAAGACCAGCTGTTGCAGTAGTTGAATGTTCTGCTGGAGAGCGTCAATCTGCTGCCCCATCATGCTGATTTGCCTTTCTTGATTCTCCACGACCCGAGTCATATCGATATTGACGCTTCTATCATTTTCAGGCTGTGCTGCGGATGCTTTTTGGAGTAATAGCAAAGCCTTTGAGATCATCCCTTCTTGCAGTGAAGGCAGTACGCCAAGCTCACGCCCAACCCGCGCCCACAATCCGATATTCCTTTCGCGGTATGCTGGATCTTTCGTAATGGTAGTTTCATCGTACCCTCGTTCGTTGAGGACGGCGAGCTTGGAGCCGCCGCGCCCCGGAGAAGTACCGCCCTTTGCATATCCCACATACGGGCCGCCGCGCGCCATTGATTTCAAGCCGGGATGATTTGATATATCTCCATATCGCCCTTTGATGTAATTAATGGCCGCCAGAATGTTGTCCACCGGATTAAGTATGTTGTTATGACCCGGAAATGCGTTAGAGGAAAACGTACTCGGAATGGTCTGCATTAACCCCCTTGACGGGTTTCCTGCTCTTGCATTGGAATCTGTAAGGTTAATGGCATTCGGATTTCCTCCTGACTCTTTCATGGCAATCGTGATTAAGCCGGGAACCCATGAAAACGGGACACCAGCAATGCCGACCGCTTCCGATACCCATTTTTGGAGCTGGGCAGATCCAGTTGTTCCTTTATAGGCATCTGCCGTAAAAAATCCCACATCCGGCAAGACCCCTTTTAAGAATTGAAGGGCACCGCTTTTTAGCGTTTTGAGAATACCAGTCCCTAACCCGTCTATTCCGGTTCCTGTTTTAAACGGGATCATTCCTTTGAAAATGCTGCTGATTATCTTTTGCGGCCCTTTGATAATCATATCCATAACGTCAGAAGCGACGTCCTTCGTTTTGCCAATGACATTCTTGCCGACAGAGACAGCGCCTTTCACCAGCTTTTTCGACCCCTCAAACGCATTCTTGAAGAAGTTTCCGACCCCATTTGCATAACCGGGAAGTCCTGTGGCAGCTGCTTCTTTCGACTGAGCGTGCGGAAGAACAGACGTGCCGCGCGGAAGATCCCACACTTGCGGGCCGCCCATTCCGACAATGTAAGTGCCGATGCCGGGCGTGTGAGCAAGCTCCCATCCTTCTTCGCCGACTAATGCCCGGCCGCCTGGGTGGAAGTCTGTTCCCTTGGCATAGGCTACCCCCGGTGCGATTTGCATAGAGGAAGGCTGACGGTTATCGTATCCAGCAGGCTTCCACTCTGGGATAGTATCCATGTGCATAAATTCTAAAATATTATTGATCCAGCCAGTAACAGCATTAACTCTCTCAGCCAAGTCTACTTTAAATAGGTCCCATACACCGAGTACCTCTCCAGTTTCTGTATTAACTTCGCTAATATGCCCAGCAGCTTGTTTTTTTGCCTCTTCTACGACACCTTTATGAGTTTCTTTTGCTTCTTTAATTGTCTTTTTAGCCTGACTCCTTGCGTTTTCAACGGTTTTATCGTGTTCTTCTTGAGAAATTGACCCTTTTACATAACGTTGCTCATCCGCGGCATCAATAACGGCATCACGTTGTTTCTTAGCTGCTTTAATTGTTTTCTCTTTTGCCTTGTTACTGTCTTTTATAACAGCAGCCGCTTGTTTAGCAGAAAGATTAGACGTCTCTTCTTTTAACTTTTTAGATATCTTTATCTGCTCAGCCTTGCTTCGTGAGAGCGCAGTCTCCATTTCAGAGAGCATTGCAATTTGGATTTTTGCTATTTCTTTATTCTCTTTTTCCGTGGTTTTTCGATTTTCGCGGGCGGCAGTCTTATAAATTTCATCTACTCGATCAACATACTTTTGGATCTTCTTTTGTTTTTTCTCGTTATAAGCATCAATTTTGCCAATGATTTTATTTTCTTCTTTATCAGACATTCCGTTATTAGAAGCATAAAATTCTTTCAGCACTTTAGTTGCATTGGTCGCGCTGGTTTTGTATCCGTTTTTCAAAGAATCTCCCATGTCTTTAAAGCGCTTTGACATGTCATCTGCAATATCAGTCGTGATGGTAGCATTGGTCGCTTTCAGGGTGTTCAGCTTGGCTGTAACCTCAATGTTCATGTCTTCATAGGCGTTGACGGCTTTTGCTGTGGATTTTGATACACCGTCTCCAAAATCAATTGTTGCCGGGAGCACTCGTTTCTTTAAATTGTCGTAATACTTAAATCCGGCATCAGCTAAAAGAGTCACACCCGTAATTAACGCGCCGACTGGTCCGCCTAACAATCCAAGTCCGCCACGTAAAAGACCGACAACAGCAGTGCCTTTTTTAAGTATGTTAAACAGGCCGAAACCGCTTTTTGCAAGCTTCATAAATCCGCCGGCCCCTTTTACGGCATTTAATCCGGTTTTGATAATTCCGGCGCCGAACTTTAACAGCTCAGGAGCAAAAGTAAGAACGAGTCCGGCAATTGTTCCGATTGGACCGCCGAAAAGAGTTAGACCAGTACCGGCCACACGGGAAGCGCCGCCAAGTCCGCGCATCGCTTTCGAGCTTCTATTTGTCGATTGCTCCAGCCGGCCCACTCGCGTCGCTGCCACGGCGTTTGTTTGGTTGAGCCTTTCCATTCGGGTGGCTGCTACCGTTGCCGCAGTGGAGGTTGTCGCAATACCAGCTGCCGCTGTTCGGGATGCAGCACCTGCCGCAACAGCTTCAGTCGTATAAACGCCGAGACTTGCAGATGCCCGATTGACGTTACCGGTTAAATATCCTCCAGCCGTGCGGAGCATATTCCAGCCTGCGGCGATCCTCGGTAAAGCTCCAAGTACCAACAGAAAAGCCCCGCCCAAAAGAGAAAATACCGTAACTGCTCCACCTGTAATAGCGATGGTGCTCGCCACAGAGTGTGGTAAAGAATCAAACCATGTCACTAATGATGTCAGTCCGTCAGTAGTAGCCCTGATAATTGGTATAAACTGATTTCCTATGGTGATGACCGCGTTATTTGCTGCAGATTTCAGATATTCTACAGATCCGGCTAGGTTGTCCATCTGCGTGTCAGCCACTTTTTCAGCAATGCCGCCGCTGTTTTCTATTTCCGCTGTAAATTCTTGCAGTTTATCTTTCCCTGCATGCATGAGTGTGATAAAACCTGATAGAGCATTCTGTCCGGCAAGCTGCTTGGCGATTCGGATTTGTTCTGTTTCAGTATAATTTTTTGTCTTTTCTGTGATCTGTCCCATGATGTCGGCCAGCGGGCGCATCTTGCCAGTAGAGTCCGTCACTTTCAGACCTAATTCCTCAATTGCGGAAGCCGCCGGCTTAGGCGGAGCCGCCAAACGTGTCAGCGTTGCTCGAAGGGCTGTTCCGGCCATGTCTGCTTTAATTCCGCTGTTTGCCATAATACCGGTTGCTGCAGCCAACTCTTCCATGCTGACACCTGCTGTTTTAGCAGCCGGAGCCGCGTATTTCATCGTTTGGCCAATCTCTTGCAAAGTGGCATTAGAGTTCGTGAACGTATACGTCATTGCATCAGCAACACGGTTTGTGTCCTCTGCCTTAATATGAAATTCAGTTAAGATGTCAGAAACGATATCAGCCGTAACGCCGAGGTCGGTTTGGCCGGCGGCAGCCGTCGCAAGCAAGCCGGGCATAGCACCGATAATTTGGTTCGTCTTATAGCCGGCCATCGCTAAATACTGCATGCCTTCGGCTACTTGCCCATCCGTATATTGCGTAACAGCGCCGAGATGTCTAGCTGTTTCTGTTAATGATGCCAATTGATCGTCCGTTGCATTCGCCAATGCGGCGACACGGCTCATATCTTTCTCGAAGCTTGCTGCGGCCTTAACGGTTGCACCGATCCCAAGCGCTCCGGCGGCACCAATTCCCGCTAACGCCTTTCCCGTGGCTGTTGCGGATTTATAAACAGCATTCAGTTCTTCTGATACATCCTTTGAATCCTTTTTAAAAACAGAAAAAATTCCTGCAGCCCGACTGCTGCTGTCTGACATGGTCTGAAACTCTTTGCTGACTTTATTCAGTTCTTTGCCGAGATTCTCATGAACCGCAATAGCATCATTCAAACGCCGCGCCTGAATCTGTGTCTCCCGGTTGTCTTTTCCTTTCTGTCTGACCAGTTCTTCATACCGTTGACGGTGTTCCTGAACTAATCTGCCTTGGATCTTATACTTATTGCTTAAGCCCTCCATCTGTGACTGCAAGAGCTTTGATTGGTTGCCGACATTTTTATAAATGCTCCCGGCTGCCTTCATTTCTGAATTTGCCAGGCGCATCTGCCTTTTTAAGCCTTCAATACCCCGGTTAAATCCTGTATCATCAAGACCGACCTTAACGACCATATTTCCTATTGGTTGAGCCATATGTATCCACCCCGCTTTCCTGGCAAAGATTCAACAAAAAAGACAGGCTATAAGCCCGTCTAAAAGAAGACATCTTCAAATTTCACTTCTTCTGGTTTATTGGTTTCGGTCAATATCTCTAAATAGTGATATATGTCCATCTCGTCAATTGCGTTCATACTCCACCCTTGTTGCAGGAGAGTAGCGTAAATTTCATTTATTTGCTCGATTCCGCGCTCGTAGGTGTATTCTTCTCCGTCTGTTCCGGCAAAAAATCCTGATCAGCAGCCTCAATTTCTTTATAGCCGGCAACTTCCGAGAGAATGCGGCTCACTTCTTTCGCAACTTCAAAAGATTCCAGCCCCTCAAATAATTGATCATAAGTAAATTGATTGCGGAATATCCCAACAATAAATTGCAGCTGTTTTTCGAGGATTTTGATGCTTTTCTCCAAATTATCCGCTGTTTTTTCCGCTTCTGCATTTAATCGTAATGCTTCAAGAAGTGTTTTTGTATTGGTCCGGGGTGCAATAAAAGTTTTGAATTTCTTTTCATCTTCGAACCATAGTTTAATAGAAATATGTTTTTGAGCCATGTTGACTCCTCCTTTTCATACGAATACAAAGGGAAGCTCTTAAGCTTCCCTAATCCCTAAGTTAAGCACCTAGATCTGTACTTGTTTTTTGATCGGCAGTGGATGATGTATAGGCACTGCCATACACTTTTTCATAAAACTTATCTAAATCGAAATTAGGAGCATCTTCATCCGCGATTACTTTATATACATCATCCTGGTCTCTTTCAAGAAATTCAGCTGACAACTTAGAAGTTTGAAAGTCCACTTTTTCTTTTTTTGTATTCCAGTCGTCATCAGGCAGCGTAAACCGACCTTGGACTAAGCCGACATATCGTCTTTTTCCATTAGCTTTCACACCAAAGAAAGTCATAGCAATCCAAGGCGGAGTAACATTCTTCTTAAATAAATACAGTCCGTCTGTGGTTTCCTCTATCCCAAACAAATTGACAAGGTGTTCTGGCGGAACATCTCTCATCTCTAAGTCTAATTTCGTTGAACCAGTTGAAACAGCAAGGTCAACTACCTTGTTATCAGCATATTGCTTTTCTGTAGATGAATCAGTTGCCATCTTTGCATTTATTGCATGTGGATAGTCGACAATCTTGCTGGCAACCCACAAGCCGTTTTCTTTTTTTAATGGTGCGTATTGAACGCCTTCTAATCCCACCATTGAGCTGTATTCAGGCATCATAAAACCTCCGATTATAATAAAATGTTTGCCTCAAACCGATAACCTTTTCGAATGAGGCGCTCTGATTGTAAAAATTCATTGATAAGAACTGTCGTTTGAAAATCCAGTTTCCCCATAACATCCAAGATAGCTGCCATAATTGGATCACACGACTGGTTGTGATACACATCAATTTGATACAAAGTGCTATCTTTAATTGGATGCCCGTCTGCCCATTCAGTCGTTCTGTACTCTAATTCTTGAACCACAATGTAAGGTGGTTGGCTTTCCAAACCTTCTGGCACAGCCAGTTCATAGATGTTTTCAGGGCCAGTCAGCATTAAAAGCGCTGGATCTTTTTCCAGCGCTTCAAATACTTTATTTTTTAGTTGTGATGATCTCTCTACTAGATTCACAGTTTAAAGCCTGCCTTTATGACTTTTTCCATTGCATCAAGCATCTTGCCATTCGCCTTTACCATACTCCGGTGTATAAATGGATTGGCAGCCTGATGGAGCGTGCCGAATTCCGGCAAGTGAACACGGAATTTTGTATCTTTTGTAGGGCCTACAACTGCGTATATCTCTCCGTCTTCGTCCCGCCTGATACGGCTGCCGACTATAATATCATCGTCAATGTGCGGATGACTTCCGCCAATGGAAGAGCGCGGAGCTTCCTCATTAATTTCCGCTGCCAAAACAGCCCCTCCGGCTTTTACTGCTGCTTTATGAATCTTTTCATCCTTACGGGCCAGATCAGCGAAAGTAGATTCAAGCTCTCTAAACCCTTTCAATTCCAATTCAAAATTCATCGGCTCACCACATTCGCTTTAATCGTAATGAAATGCCGCCGCGAATAATTCGGCAAGATAGCCTCAATTTCATATGAATCGCCCTGAAAGACGATTCGCATATGTTCATTGATATCTTCCCGGTGCCGGATTGTAAATTGAACTGTTTTTTCTTTTTGTATGGCCGCTGCAGCATAATATTCCCGGCCCTTTAAGCCCTCCGCCTTTGCCCAGCATTCAATAACTGTTTCCCAGCTATCATTTCCCTCCACAGGCAGACGGCCGCCGGGCTTCTTTTTTTGAAATTGAATGCGGTAACGCATATCATTCAGCATCTGACGCCCTCCCCGGCAATGTATATTTCAGCTGATTGATTAACGAGGTCAGCACACCGTCTAAATTAGATGTTGTACCAGCTATTTCCCTGTTCTCATACCAATGTGCCACAAAAGCATTTACGCACATAGCGGCCCGGGCTGATTGATTGGGAAAAGCAAGGCCCGTTGCCGAAGTGATGTATTCTTTTGCGGAGGCAATGAACGTGAGAATTAAATCGTCCTCCAGGTCACCATCAATCCGGAGGAATTTTTTCGCTTTTTCTAATTCTATTTTTTCAGCTTCTGTCATCTGGCATCATCTGCCTTTCATTCTGCTGGAGTGGTCGGTTTCAGCTCATCAATTTGTTTTTGCATGCCATCAAGTACAGCTTTTACTTCACTGTTCAGATGCTCCAACATGATGCTGCCAGTCCCAACATTTTTGCTGCGAACTGATTTTTCGCCCAGCATTTCATGTGCAATGCTGCCCTCTTCAATGACAGCCGGATCACCTTTTTCACCTTTCGGGCCTGGATCGCCGGGATCTCCCTTCTCGCCTTTTGGTCCTGGTTCACCCGGATCACCCTTTAGGCCTTTTACGTAAAGAGGATTTTCTTCGCTGTTATCCGCAACCGAAATGTCAGTGATCGGCACTCCTTTACCGTTGTCCCTCGCAGAAGTTAATACACCGTTACTTTCGTTCAGAATATTGTCTAATTTCGCCATGTCGATCAATCCTTTCAATTTTTATTTTTACTTTCCAAGATCAGCAGACTGTTCAGGCGTTTCTACCTTTGCGTCTTCCCCGACGACAAGATCAGTGACAATGACGGCTGCTTCCGGATCTACTACTTTTCCGTCGAAACGTTCAATGCCGCGGAAATATGTCTGATCCGTAAGAAAAGCGTCTCCGCCTACATCTGTAGATTTGATTTCGAATTTTTGACGGTCAAACATGAAATAGCCGCGCTTAAAATCACCAAATAGAATGTGCGTTTTCTGGGTTTTATCATCCGTAAGGATTTCGTCATAGACTTCAACAGGACGGCCGAAGAGCAAAAAGTTGTCCTCGTTTCTCGGATCTTCTGCTAAAATGCCACGACCGTTTTTATCTTCAATATTTGCCAGCGTTTCAAAAGCCTCCGTATTCATCACCCAAACTGCGCTGCGGCGATAACCGCGGTTAATTTGGTTTTTAACCTTGCGTAGAAATTTAATCGTAATTACAGATGGCGCTTTAAGCGTTTTGTATTTTCCGCTGGTAATGATGCCTTCAACATTCGTCTCCCCGCCTTTTCCATAGAAGACTTCATCGTTTTCTGTTACGATGGCAGATTCAGAGAGCCAGTCTACAATCTCACGAACGAAGTTTACAAATGAATCATTTAACAACTCACTGGAAACAGGCATGATTCCGGCGAATTTCTTGACGTTATACCAAATTTGATCAAATTCCATATTCTTCAGTTCTTTAATCTGTTCTTTCTCCGCTGTGTTATAAAGTTTTCCGGCAACGCCTTTACGAACCGTATAATTTCCGGATGGCGCAGTTTTCGGAACAACACGGATCAGATTACGAACAGAGTTTAGTTCCTGGATAGATTTCAAAATTTCTTTTGAAATATCATCCGGCACTGTATAGCCGCCATCTTTATCGCTGCCTGCAGATAATGAACGGTTTTCTTTCAAAACGCGTTCCATCATGTTTCGTTCTTCTGTTTCAAGATCATGGCTGCGGCCGGTGAGCACTTTCAACCACGCTTCCCGGTATTCTTTCGTCGCTGTTAAGATATTGCGCTCTTCCGTCTCTTTCTTTGGTTCACTTTTGATTTCTGCAGCAAAGTTTCGTTCCTCGCCAATCTCCGGAAGTTCTAAACTGCGGCCCTCTGTCATTAATTCAATTTGACTCTGCAGCTCTTTTGCTTCTTCAAGCATGCTGCGAGCTTCTTCAGGCTTTCCATCCTCCAAAAGATTTGAAGCCTCTTGTTTCTTTTGTGTGAATTTTTGTCTTAATTCACGTTCCTTTTTTGTCATTGCTACTGGCATTCGGGTATCCTCCTTAGATTTGAATATAAAAAATAGACCTATAACGTTAGGTCTAAAAGTTCCAATTCCATTTTTAGTTTTTCTATTGGCGCATCGCGCATTTCTTTAATCTGTTCGACTTTTTCTAAACTGCGTTCACCGATCACAGCCTCCGTATCGTTATAAGCAGGTGTTGTTACAAGTGATATGTCAAAAATACGCTCGATGTTATTGATTCGACGTTCATATACATCTTCTTCATCATTATGACGCCATTCATCCGGCTCATTCTTGTTATAATTCAGTGAAAAGGCGAAGGAACACTGATTAATGACTCCGCTTCTGATATTCTCCATTAAATCTTTAGCATACGTCGTATCTGTGGGGGTAAAACGGAATTTTAGACCAATAGCATCTGTCTCTAATTCAAGCCGCCCAGCATCGCCAGAAACGGTGTTTCTCGCTAACGGATAATCCTGGCGGTGATTAAAAAGCGCTACTACGTTTGAAAGGTCCGTGGAAGCTAATGCATCCCGGCTGATGATTTCTTTAAACCATCCACCTAAACGCTCAGACCATTTTTCAAATTTTAAGGCGTAACCCTCAATAAAATCTCTTTTCTCTTCTCCTTCACCAGCAGAACGCAACTCAATCTTCGTTGTTAGGTGGCGAACTTCCTTGCTCATGTATGTCCTCACCTCCCTTAACGGAACCTGATTTGTTCATTTGATACTCCTCCAATGAATCAAGGAATGTATAGTTAAGCGATACAAGGTGCCTATCACCGTGTTCAATTGCGTTTTTCTCTTCAAAAGCACGAATTTCATTTATATTTAATGCACTGATCCGTTCCATAATTTCATAATACTCCGCCCTAGATTTCGCATCACCGCGCAGCTCGCTGTTTACATTGAATTTGATATAGAATCCGTCTTTAATCTCTTCATCAGTAAAGAGTTTCGTAATAATTTCCTGTTCAAAAGAAACCAGCCACGGCTGCAGCGTGTTTTTTACGTATTCAATCGATTGGTGTTCAATATTATTGAATGTTGCCCGGTCCAGCTCATTGATTTTATGCAATGGAACTTTAAAAATAGATGCGATTTGTGCCTTATTAAATTTCATAGACTCCACAAACTGAGCTTCTTGCAATGGCATAGATATTGATTCATAAGAAAGACCGGCATCTATAATTGCAATGTTCCGCCCGGCATTTACCTTTTCCCATTCATCTCTCGCCCGCTGTTTTGCATCTTCGTCTATTAAAGTCGGAACTTTTAAGATCCCCCGTGGTGTCGCATCATTTTTATATAATTTCGCATTAAATTTTGTGGCAGCCGATTGCGCGCCAATATGCTCCCTTATAACTCCGATAGGACTCTTACCGTTGATCCCGTCTTCTGTCATACCCTTGAAATGCAGGATTTCATCTGCATACAATTCAACACTTTTTGAATTAATGACCGTTTCATACCACAGCATACCTGTGTTTGGGTTTACATAGGCTTGCGTATTGGCTGGGTTTAATGGCAATAGAGCTGTTATAAAGCCATTCCGATCTGTTTTTATATAAGAATAGGCATTCCCCCACGTACAAGCATGAGTCATCATGAGTTTTTTCCAAGTAAAAGCCGTCATGTATTGATTCGGCTTTAGATAAAGCAATTGGGCAACAGGATGATCCATACTGCTTATAATATTTCCTTGCTTTTTTTTGAATGTATGGACGGCAAGCTTCGCAATGTCATCAGACAAAACATTTATACACGAAAAAACATCCGGATGGATGAGTGCCGTTGATTCACTGACACGTTCACCGCTAGCTGTTTTTGAGCCGCCGAACATATCTATAATCCAATCAGGAGGATTTGCGAGGCCCCAAGGCTCTTCATCATTTGATCTCTTAGAAAACAGCCCTTCCAAAAACAATTAATCACCTCCTTTTCTTACTGAGCAGCAGTGCATAAAATATAAAAAAGACACCTGTCAAAACAAGACCGATGTCTGTGTGCAAACGATATGCAGCTGCCAATATAAAAGCAGCACCTATGATAAAAAGAAAATCATTTAAAAAAAGCATCATGGCTGTCAGTATTTTCTTCACTTCTACACCACCTTTAGAAAGAAAATGAAGCTGACTTGATATATGCGTTTAAATCAACCTCATTATTGATTTGAGAAGCCCGTACATACGCATTCACAAGCGCGGCGGCTGGGTCAATCCGTTGGGTTGATTTTGATTTATCCAGCATGATGTTCTCTTGAGCATCCACTTTTGTTACAGCGTTCCCCATTGCCCAAGTTAGAAGATCATTTTTCGGGTGTATGATTTTTTTGGACTTGACCTTTGCTCTGAAGTCTTTGGTCGGCTCTGAGAGAGTTGCCACCCCTTGGCGGATTTCAACCATTACATATCCGTCTGCCTCCATTTGCTGAGCGAACTGAGTAGCGTTATATGGATCGTATCCAATTTCCTTGATGCGCCAGCCATGTTCCTTCTCCATTTTCTTAATATACGCTCTGATATAATCGTAATCGACGACAGCACCATCTGTTGTTGTTAACCAGTTCTTTTTCTCCCATACATCATAAGGGACCTTATCCGTGTTCATCCGCTCATGGAATGTATCCTCCGGCATAAATCCATGACTATCGACAGCAAAGCTGCCGTCATCTAACGGGAAGATGAAAGATGCGGCGGTTAAATCAATCGTTTTTGACAAGTCAATGCCGACATAACATTCTCGGTTCTTAAGCTCAGGAAATTCATCCGAACCGCAATCAGCCCAAGCTTGCATATCCATATAACCATTCTCGCGCATATTAACCCAAATGTTCATATTCTTTGTCATGAAATTTCTCATTTTCTCCGGCACAGCAAGCGCTACTTCCAATTCTCCACGTAAATAATTCAGCCCATGTTCGTTAGCTGCCACAATAGGGTTTGCTTTTATCCAATTGCGCTCATCTTTAATGTCATCGTCTTTATCTAATTCATTAATCATCACAAAATACTTTTCATTTTGCTCAACTTTATTGGGATCCAGTATACGTGAAACGTAATCGTATTCCACACGATAGGCGGGATTATTTAGCTCAAACCCTGCTGTCGTAATAATCATCATTAACGGTTGAGCACGAGCAGCCATACCAGAAGCGAGTACATCGTAAATCTCTGAAGTTTTATGGGCGTGATATTCGTCGATGATGCCGCATTGCGGGTTGAACCCGTCCCCCGTTTTACCTGCATCTTTCGAAAGCGCCTCTATTTTTGACTGTGTTTTGGGATGTTCAATCTTACCGTAAGCAATTCGGTATTTCTTCTCCGGCTTATTCAAAAGGTCACTTTGCATAATCTGTGCTTTAATTTCGTTCCAACAGATTTTCGCCTGTTCCGTTTTTGTTGCACCTATGTAAACCTCGGACATGTATTCGTCGTTAGCCATTGCCTCATAGGATCCAACACATGCCAGGCTTTGTGTTTTTGTGTTTTTACGGCCAACCTGCCAATACACTTTTTTAAATCGTCGATAACCGTTATCCTTATGCACCCACCCGTACACATTGCCGAAAATAAATATTTGAATAGGCTCCGGCACAATATTTTCACCTTGCAACGGCCCTTTCGTATGCTTGAATTGTGTCATCCAGTAAAGAAATCGACGCGCTCTCTCATCATCAAAGACGTACGGAAACTCTCTGGTACCTTCCCGGCTGATATCATTTAAAAAGCGCTGACAAGCCCATACGTGTTTTTCACATGCTACAATCTCACCCGATATAACGTCGCGTGAGTAATCAATAAGAAATTGTTTTATTGTCTTCATACATTACCAAACTCCTTTTCTGCAGCCGTCTTTTCTCGTTCCTCCTGTGTGCGGGTAATCGCAAGTTTTGCTCGTGCAGATGGCGTAAGGCCGAAATCGTTCGCAGCTGATTTCATTTGATCATAGTAATTCTTTTGCCGCTTCAATAACGGATGCTCTTCACCAATCAACTGAATAGGATTTCCATCCTCATCCTGTCCCTCGGTATGAACCATGATCCCATCTTTTTCAATGATTTCTGAAATCGAAATATACTGAGAGTATGCATTACAATAGGCGGCCAACATGCTGATATCTGCTTCAGTGATAATCTCCACCTCAGATAACAAAGCAGCAACCCTTTTAAATTCTTTTTTCGCAATTTTATTTAACCAAGGTGGCGCTTTAATATTGTCAGAGCGCATTTTTATCTTTTTTTCATGCTCAGCACGCGCAGCCAGCTCCTCCGTATTCTTTTTGTTGGGATTACCTTGAATTAGTTGAAGTGTTGCAGATTTAGCAGGTCTCGGCATGTTTTCACCTCATTTCTTTTAAAAAAGTACGTTTTTTTGCTTGTTTTTTTCATCAATCGTGATACGATGGAATCAATCATAAAACCAGTCGTATCAAGCCCTCTCGGCAAATTCGCCGAGGGGGCTTTCTGCTGTTTTCGGAACTTTGAAAAGCGGTGTTTGTTTGCAGAAGGGGGATCGCCGTTCTCCGTTCGTTTCCCTTCCAGAGATTTGTTAGGGGGGGGTGGTCACTTGCCTTTACTGCCATGAGCCTTGTTATGACAGGCATTACACAAGCTTTCAAGGTTCATTATATCCAATCGTTTCGACCAATCTTGCTTTACTTCCACTATATGATGCACCATGTCAGCCGGAGTGAAGCAGTGTGCTTTCAAACAATGCTGACAGAGATAATTGTCTCGTATCAAAGCAAGTTGTCTTGTTCGTTTCCATTCAGTTGATTTATAAAAATTTGTTATTGTTTTGTTTCTTGAATGTTTGTTGTAATGTTTTGTTTCTTCTTGTTGTTGTGTCTTGTGTGCATCACAGTACCTATCCCGAGTAAGGGCACGGCAACCACGGGCGGCACATTCCTTTAGGGGCTTGGGCGGCATGAACTTATATCCTTATTCCTTTGTTTCGGTGTGAATGACAAAAAGAATTGAAGTTCATATACATTGATTCCCTCAATACCCCTTCATTCTGTCCCGCCATATCTATGGCCTTACATGTCTGTATCTCTTTTTCTATGCTCTCTCCATACTGTGCTATGAATCCCATCATGCAACCTCCTTACATTCCCTCTAAACCGACACCGTACTCAAGCCGTTAGCCGCCAATTGTCTCCTTGAGATTTACCGGAATCAGTTTACAGGGAATATAAAAAGCACCCCGAAGGATGCTCTAGAAATTCATATTAGATACCACATTAAAAATTGTTCCACTTAGTGTATAAAGTGATTGTAAAGTTGCACTGTCACTTGTAAATTGATTGATTTTATCCATGATACTTCTATACTTACTTACTGCCTCTTCTTGATTACTACTTTTTGTTATCTCTAACATTTCCACAATAAGTGCGAAGATTTCTTCTTGTTTGTCACTACTTTTTCTCATTAAGGTTGAAATCTCTTGCAAGACAGCAGTATTTCTTTCAATCCCCGAGAGCAATTGAAGAGTTTGATCTCTATATTGCTTCTCCGCTTCTTCCTTATGGATCTTTTCTTCAACTTCCCTTTTCTTTTCCTCACTGATTAGTTCACTATACTTATGAATATGACTCAAATCAGGCGTAGGGTAATTCGGTAAACTAACATTTAATTTCGGCAACTTTATATTCCCTAATGGATTGTTAACTCGTCCATTTTCGTTTCCCATCTCATCACCTCCCACCTTATTATCAGGTAAAGAGCACATGAAAGGAACTATTCGCAGAATTTGTCGAATGAAAGTCCTTTATTAATAGGTGGCTACCGTAAGACGAAAAACACCATTTTATTTTTGATGTAATTAACGTTTTCTTTTATAAGCCGCTATATCTTTTCTTAAGAAAAGACGATCCCTATTCGTTGTTTTGATTGGCTTCAGCGTTCCATGATCAACTAGCTGTTTAAGATTTTGACGACTGCATCCGATGATTTCAATCGCATCGGAGGTGGTTATGACTTCTTTATCAAAGAACTCTCTCAATTCTTCGACATCACTAAATACAAACTTATCCATCCTTTGAATTCCTCCATTTCATAATTACGTTTATAATCGTCAGCGTGAGCCAGATAACTGCCAGCACTATTGATATTATGTCCAGTACAGTCAGGTTGTTATAGTCCATACGAGCGAATTGTAAGCAGAACAAGACGAAAAATAACAGTGTTGTTGAGTCTAATATTTTTTTCATTATCTCCGAGCATGGAATTTTAATGGTTTTGTTTAAGACCCATTAAAATGTTATAATACAAGGAGGGGAAGTAATTCCCCTCATGGGTTATTTGCGACGTTTCTTCTTGGCGGGAGAACGTCGTTTTTTGTTTTTATCACCCTTTAGGTCTTTGATGTTCTTGATCAGTGTCGTAATCCCAACGAGAATTCCGACTAACCAAGCTGTATCCCTAAGGATGAATTCAACGATTTCCATGCTCGTTAACACCTCCTTTCGATACTTTAATTATAGCATCTATATTTACGATCGTCAATATAAAAGATTGAATTTTTTTCTTAATCAAAAAAGAGCACCCATTTGGATGCTTTATATTTGGTCATTAAATTTCATCTGAAGCTCTAAATTCTCTAAGTTCTTCCCTCCTATTGCGAATTTCAAGTGAGAGTCTATCTATTGATGTAACCGGTAAGCTTCTAATGTTTATTCCGTTAACAACAAACCTCATTAAAGAGTTGCGTGACACTTCATGTGATTTATCATTTTCATCCCAATAGTTTATCTGTTTGACGTAAGCACCAACCATATTCAGTAAACTTTTAGCTATAGGCGAGTGTCTTAAATCTCCTTCTCCTCCTCTCCCTGGTGCCTTTAATAGGATTTCATGCATTTTACTATGATCATTATTCCATCCCTCAATCCAATTCCTATTGATTGCTTCATCTTCAAAAATTTGTTCGTGCTCAGGTAAGACTCTATAGTTATTGGGTATAGTAACCCACAAAGCACTTACTCTATTATTCTCGAACAAATGAATAAACTCATTTTCATTCACTTCTCTATCTGTATCTAAAGTATTGAAGACTGAATTATAAGTATTTTCAAAAGCCTCATTTAACATCAATCTAATCCTGGTCATAGTGAGATCTTTTTTTAGGTTATTTGCAGGATAATCTCTGTTTTGGACTAAAAATCTTTTCTCTCGTAAATCAAGTGCCATTATTGTATTTATATACGGAGCCACATCAGGTGTGTATATGTTTTTCTCATCATCGACAGAACTTACATCCGATGCAAATTCTTCACTAAAACAAAATGTTATAACATGATCATCGTAGTCAATTTCACTTGTAATGCAATATTCAAATCCGTGTTCGCCTGGCAGCTTGGCCATACTAGCTAAATACTCATGTAAAGCCCCCCCATTCTCTGTTAAATCATTTGCATATGTAAGTTGATAAACTCTAAACTCCATCTTCATGAAAAAAGACCCACCTCTCTTAAGATGAGTCCATTATAATATATTTTTAGGAAATTCTGCAAATTTTATTTAAAATGACAAAACTTCTTCTGCATCAATCCATGTCTCGATTCCGCTACTTAATAATACTTTAACTTCAGTACCATAATCCCCTGCAAGAATCCCCGTTATTACTCCAGTTTGTCCGTTCAAGTGTTCACTACTAGATGAAAGAATCTCAACAGTATCATTAACCGCCATAACATTTCCTCCTTTTGTAAATACCTCAAAAGTGCTCTTGTTCATTTTAAACGCCCCTTACTCGAATATCAATAACTTTTTTTGTCATAAATTAGCATTACCTTTCAACTTATATAACATACGCCATCTTACAAAGCTAAACAGAATAGGCTGTGATCTGCTCTATTTTTCATTTTTAAACGAGATCGCTCAATGTTTTTCTGCACAGTTCCTTTTTTGATCCCCAATAACTGTGCGATCTCTTCGAATGACATGTGTTGAACAGCATGCATCATGAATATGTCTTTTTCTCTTTCTGTGAGAACGGAAAGGGCGTCAGCGATTCTTTCCTTATCCCAATCACTTACCTCTCCCTCAGCTTCTTGAACGATTGCGTATTCTTCCGATAGCGCATCAATTAAGCGCGGATCAGCAAGAATCGTCCTTTGATATGCGTCTCTTCTGTCAGCACCTCGGCGGGCGCCGGGCTGTCTTCCGTTCTGAAGCCATTCAAGAGTGAATTCAATATCACTGATCATACTGCCAATTATCTTCTTATCGTTCTTTTGTGCAGCTGTCATTTCAACTCCCGGTGTTTCCGAGAATGACCGGTACATCTTTCTTGCTTCTTTTAACGCTCTTTTATATTCAATGATTAAATCTTGCACTTTTCATCATTCCTTTAAGTCAAAATGAATATGTATCGTTCCAATTATTACTTTTTTGTTCAGCAATATATTGGCGTCTAGATACCTCTGAAACTTTTAAGTTGAAAGTTTTGACCAAGAAGGATTTCAACTCATTATAGAGTTCTTCTCTGCCGCAAAAGATATTTACAAGCTTTCCGTGTTTATAAGCGAATCCGTATTTCATCCTAAACTCCCCTTCTTCTTTCTGTGTTTAAATGGTCCGCTCTTGCCTCGTCTGAGTATTTGCTTGTTTAGGCCTTCATCTTCGCTAAAAACCTTACAGAACACTCCTAAGCGTTTTTATTAGGCTTTTTCATTACTATTTCATGCCGTCCTTTGTTCAAATAAAAAACGGACACCAATCAGAGCACAGTAATTTGTGCAATGATCAGTGTCCGCAGGCTTTCCGTCTTGGACTATAAA